ACTAAGGCCGGACTTAAGTATAATTTTTAATAGCTAAATAGAATAAGGGAGGTGCAATTCCTCCCCTAGCTCTAGCCAGCCAAGGCTTAAAACTGGTCTTACTTAACTTTACTTACCCAACCATGAACTATTACTTAAATGACCTCTGTACTTACAAGACCACAACAACTAAATAACTGGGAAGCCTTTTGTAAATGGGTTACCTCTACTAACAACCGTCTGTATGTCGGTTGGTTTGGAATCCTGATGATTCCTACGCTCCTTGCAGCAACCATTTGTTTTGTTATCGCCTTCCTAGGCGCACCACCTGTAGACATTGATGGAATACGTGAACCAGTTGCAGGATCGATCCTGTACGGAAATAACATTATATCGGGAGCAGTTGTCCCGTCTTCAAATGCTATCGGACTCCACTTCTATCCCATCTGGGAAGCAGCCAGTCTCGATGAATGGCTATACAACGGCGGACCATTCCAGCTTGTTGTCTTCCACTTCCTTATCGGTCTCTACTCTTACATGGGACGCGAATGGGAACTTAGCTACAGGCTAGGTATGCGTCCTTGGATCTTCGTTGCTTACTCAGCACCTGTCGCTGCGGCCAGTGCTGTCTTCTTGGTATATCCCTTTGGACAAGGTTCTTTCTCAGATGCGATGCCTCTTGGCATTTCCGGCACCTTCAACTACATGCTTGTCTTCCAAGCTGAACACAATATTCTTATGCATCCTTTTCATATGCTTGGTGTTGCCGGCGTATTTGGTGGGTCTTTGTTTAGCGCTATGCACGGCAGTCTTGTCACGTCTTCGCTCATTCGTGAGACGACTGAGGATGTAAGTCAGAACAACGGATATAAGTTCGGTCAGGAAGAAGAGACCTATAACATTGTTGCAGCTCATGGCTACTTCGGACGACTCATCTTCCAATACGCATCATTTAATAACTCACGTTCGCTTCACTTTTTCCTGGCTGCTTGGCCTGTGGTTGGCATTTGGTTCACTAGCCTTGGTGTTAGCACTATGGCTTTCAATCTTAACGGATTCAACTTTAATCAATCCATTGTCGATAATGGGAATCATGTCATTCCTACTTGGGCCGATATTCTCAATAGAGCAGGACTTGGAATGGAAGTAATGCATGAACGTAATGCTCACAATTTCCCACTTGATCTAGCAACAGCAACTACCACTGAGGTAGCACTGGCTGCACCATCTATCGGATAACTTTTTTTATTTAATAGCTAACTATGTCACAACTTGTTCGAGATACTTCGGGTCTTTCAATTCCGACACATGACTACCTTTCTTTTACCTATGTTTCCTCAGGAAACGGTGCTGGAGAAGTCAGTACAATTACATATAAAACTGGTGGATCTAGTGGTACTACTGTTGCTGTAGTCACTATGGCTTACAACAGTGATAACAAACTAACCTCTTTGACTTTGGTATAATGTCTGTTCACTTTGATTTTGCTAACGGAAAATTTGTTTATACTTGGCAAGTCATAAGTGATGACGGCATAAAGTATTTCACAAGTGACGGCCAGTTAGTAACTAAAAACAATCTTATTCCTTCAGTGGGTACTCTTGCATTCCTTGAGTACACCACCGCTTCCGTATCTTCATTCCAAGTAAAGTCATATGGTGGTGTCAATTTTGACGTTGATTGGGGTGATGGTTCTACAGAAACAGGTATCACATCAAACGCTAAAGATCACACCTATTCTACTTCAGGTGTTTACAAGATAAAAATTACACCAGCACCAGGTTCTACTTTTCGACCCAGACAATTTGGTGCGACTAACTACGAAACTAATTTAACTAAAGTCGAAGGTACTGGTGGCAGTAATCTTGGGACTAGTATAGTAGACGCTTTTAGAAACTCAACTACGTTAACTTCTTTTGGCCGCATTGATACGTCTAGTGTTACACTTATGCAAAACGCTTGGAACTCGTGTACTGGACTTACATCTTTTCCTTTAATCGATACTTCAAATGTAACTTCTTGCGGTGCTGCGTGGGGTGCGTGTAGTGGATTAACATCGTTTCCTGCTTTGGATTTCTCAAGTGCAACCAATGTAGGTCAAGCATGGAACGGCTGCTCTAATCTTGTAAGTTTTCCTTCAGTAGATTTCTCAAATGTAACCTCTACTTTTCGTAGAACATGGCGTTCTAATACATCCTTAACTACATATCCTGCAAATCAATTCGATAACATTCAGGTTACAGCGTCTAATGCATTTGAAGACGCATTTAGAAGTTGTGCTCTGACTGCTCAATCTATCGAAAATATTCTAACTTCACTAGATACTTTTGGTGGTATTAATATGTCTTTAGGTATTGGTTTTGGTACAAACGCTGGCAAGTCAACTTGGAGCACTGCAGCAAACACTGCATACGATAACCTAGTCACTAAAGGCTGGACTATTACTAATAACTCATGACCTATCACGTTTGCCACGGCGCTGGAGCTGTGCATTTTATCGAGGTTTCTGAAGGAACTAGTTTTGCTTCAGGTCAACCTACTATTGAAGAATTTACTGACGAGGCTTTAGCTAAAGAAAGAGCTATTGAACTTGGTTACGTTTTTGAAGAGGAGTCTTAGGACTAGTTGTACTAAGTCCGTTCATCGGATACCGTCGATCAGGACAAGATACCAATCTCGGGATTCGACGCATGACATGAGGTGACATGGAACGGGGTCCCTCAGTTCTCTATTGGAGGATATATGCCAAACGTTGAAGTTCGTCAGCGTGTGCGTGAGCAAGCCAAAGCTATCAAAGAGCAGAAGCTTGTTTATCGCGGTGTAGCTTACCTTAAAAGCCGCTAAGTAGTTCTGTCATTGGGAGGTGCAAATCCTCCCTTAGTAATTGGCGTTGGCCTTCTACGGAAGATACCCTTCGCCGTCTAGACGGTGGGAATAGACCACAAAAATTTTTGATCGATCAAGAAACTGTTACATATTTAATTTTATTTTTAGTTTAAAAAAATGGCACATCAAAGTTCTACATTGACCACCAACCTTACACGGCCTGGTCAATCTAACGCTGCGGGAGACGCCCGCGCTCTCTATCTGAAGTTGTTCAGTGGAGAAATGTTTAAAGGGTTCGAGAATAACGCGATTGCTCGTGACCTCGTTATGAAGCGCACCCTGAAGAACGGTAAGTCTCTTCAGTTCATCTACACCGGTCGTACAACGGCTGAATATCACACCCCTGGTAATGCAATCCTTGGCAACGGCGATGGTGCACCTCCAGTGGCCGAGAAGACCATCACTGTTGATGACCTTCTGATCAGCTCTGCCTTCGTATATGAGCTCGACGAGACTCTTGCTCACTTTGAATTGCGTGGCGAGATCTCTAAGAAGATCGGCTATGCACTTGCTGAAAAGTATGACCGTCTGATCTTCCGTGCTATCACACGTGGCGCACGTTCTGCATCACCAATCACCAAGTCCAACTTTGTTGAACCCGGTGGAACTCAGATCCGAGTTGGTGCTTCTACTAACGAGTCTGACGCATACTCTGCAACTGCTCTGGTAGACGCCTTCTACGACGCCGCTGCTGCGATGGACGAAAAGGGTATCAGCCAAGACGGGAGGGTCGGGGTCTTAAATCCTAGACAATATTATGCGTTGATCCAGTCAGTGGGTGAGAACGGTTTGGTCAATCGCGACGAGCAGGGTTCCTCTCGTCAAAGCGGCCAAGGCATCGTTGAGATTGCTGGCATCAAGATCTACAAGAGTATGAACATCCCGTTCCTTGGCAAGTACGGTACCAAGTATGGCGGCACCTCTGGTGTCACTGATCCTGGTAACACTGGTGACTTTATTGGAGTTGCTGCTGAGAACGCTTCTGGCGCTACTACCGGAATCAATAACGACTACGGTACTGCTGCTGAGTTGGGATCTAAGTCCTGCGGCATCATCTTCCAGAAGGAAGCCGCTGGCGTTGTTGAGACCATCGGACCACAGGTTCAAGTAACCAGTGGAGATGTATCAGTTGTATACCAAGGAGACGTAATTCTTGGGCGTCTCGCGATGGGGGCGGACTACCTGAATCCCGCTGCTGCTGTTGAGCTGCACGTGGGTTCTACTGCACCTTCTGCATTCTGATTTTTATTTATATGGGGATCCTTCGGGGTCCCTTTTTTTTTAACTATGACAACTCCTACAACTATTGATCTCGATACCGAACTATCCGCAGTTAATTCAATCTTGGGGAGTATCGGTCAGGCTCCGGTGACATCCCTAGGCGGAATTACTAACCACGTTAGTTCTTCAGAAATCGCTAATACTTTTGAAAACCCTGAAATTGCTTTCATCTATAACCTGCTAAAGGAAGCTAACCTAGAGGTACAGAGCGAAGGCTGGTCTTACAACCGTGAAGACCATTACAAGTTTACGCCTGACACCAACAAACATATTTTTATTCCTAACAACGTCCTGCAAATGGATGTCTGTGAAGAAGAGTTGTACCGAACTACTGACGTCGTCAAACGTCAAGGTAAGCTATACAACAAAGTCGAACACACCTACGAATTCGATAAAGCCATCGACATGAACGTCGTGTGGTTATTTCCTTTTGATGACCTGCCTCAACCTTTCAAACGTCTGATTGTCGCTAAGGCTGCTGGCCGAGCTGCTACACAGCTTGTATCTAACCCAACTCTTGTGCAGCTACTTGCACAGCAAGAGGCTTATACCCGTGCAATCTGCCTCGAGTACGAATGTAATCAAGGTGATCATAACTTCTTAGGCTTTGGTCATGATCAAGGCTATCGCTCCTATGAACCGTTCCGAGGATTACGTCGCTAATGACAAGTATTACACAAACAATACCTAACTTTTATGGTGGTATTTCTAAGGTACCTGATACCCAAAAAGGACAAGGTCAAGTAAAGGATGCTTTGAATTGTATTCCTGAGATCAATTCAGGTTTAATTAAACGTCCTGGTGCACGTCGTGTTGGTACCTCAGCTTTGTCTGGAGCTACCTCTACTGGTACTTGGTTTCATTATTATCGTGATGAAATAGAAGGTAGTTATATAGGTCAAGTACAGACAAATGGTGCTGTTAATATGTGGTCCGCAGAGACAGGAACCTCTCTCAATGTTACCTATGAAAGTGGTCAAGAAACCAATTTAAAGAACTACTTAAATAGTGGCACAATATCTAGTGAGACTCTTCAGTTCACCACTATTAATGATAGTACACTTGTTTGTAATCGCAATGTAACGACTGCGATGGGTACAGCTACTACTGATGCACGTCCACATACTTACTCTGCTTTTGTTGAATTAAAACAGGTGCAGAATGGTAGGCAGTATGGTCTTAACATTCAAAACCCTACATCAACCTCATCTCTTACTACTATCACTACTGCAACACAAGTAGTTGCTAATCCAACTGGTGAGGGTTATACAACCTTTAGTGGTAGTCAGGGTCACTGTCCTCATATAGGTACGAAAGTATTCACAATTAATGGTACTGCTGCTCCACAATCTGGTGCTACCAACCTTGTGTTTCGTCTAACGGTGACAGGTCAACAGGGTCCAGAACCAAATGCCAATGTAGTTGATCAGGCTAGTGAATACACCTGTTCATATTCCCATAGGCTTGAATTGCTACACGGTGGAGAAGGCTGGGCTGTTGGTAGTGCAGGCAATGTGACGCTGGAAGGTAAGAGCTACCCAATCAATATCAACAAGGTTGAAACCGTAGATGTACGAGCATCAATCAAAGCTATACGTCCTGACCCAACACCATTTGACCAGCAGACAAATGTTACTCCTGACAGCATCCTAGGTGGTATCACCTCTGAGTTATCTGGAACCAACATCAACTTTGAGGTTATTGGTAACGGGATTTATTTGTACAGCAACTCAGTCAACTTCACTGTCGAAGCACAAAACACTGATCTAATGACCGTCATAACCGATCAGGTGAACGACATCACTGGTTTGCCGTTTCAATGCAAGCACGGATACATCGTCAAGGTTGCTAACAGCAGCTCTGCTGATGACGATTATTACTTGCGCTTTGAGGGTACTGGTGGTGGATCTGGTCCTGGTAGTTGGGTTGAATGTGCACAACCAGGGATTCTTAAATCAATTGATTCCTTGACAATGCCGATTATGATTCAACGTCAAGCTAACGGATCATTCCAGGTAAAACTTATTCAGTTTGATGTACGTGAGGTTGGTGATGATAGTACTCTGTATAACCCTAGTTTTATTGGTAAATCAATTAATAAAATTATATTCTTTAGAAATAGACTTGGCTTCCTTAGTGATAAGAATTTAATTCTATCTAGACCGGGTGACCTTACTAACTTTTTTGTCAATACTGCCTTAACCTTTTCCGGTACTGACCCTATTGATATTAGTGTTAGTTCTAAATACCCTGCAATTCTGTTTGATGCTCTTGAAGTAAATACTGGTCTAATTATATTTGCTGGTAACCAACAGTTCCTGCTCGCTACTGATTCGGACATCTTAAATCCCGAAACAGCACGAATAAGTAATATTAGTACTTATAACTATAACACTGCTGTACCTCCATTTTCTTTAGGTACATTAGCTGGCTATCTAGACAATTCTGGAGCCTTTAGTAGGTTCTTTGTTATGTCTAAAGTTCAACGTGAGGGCGAACCAACAGTCGATGAATTAAGTAAAGCTGTTTCCAATTTGTTAAGCAAAGAGATTAATCTTGTTGCTGACTCACGAGAGAACACTACTATCTTTTTTGGCAAGAAATCAAGTGATGAAGTCTTTGGGTATAAGTACTTTAGTATTGGCGATAAGCAATTTCAGTCTTCTTGGTTTAGATGGAAGCATACTCGACCTCTTTCTTATCACTGTTGTGTAGATGATACATACTATTTTGTTGATGACCAATTTTTCTTACAACGCATTGATTTAATTCGCGATGATGAGTCTACCTTTACTAAAAATGGTAAGGAGTATGGTGTCTATCTAGATAATTACGTCAGTGCTTCTGGAGGAAACTACAGTGCAACTACTCGTAAAACTACCTTTAATTTAAGCTGGTTATCTAGCATTACAGATAAGACTGTAGACCTTGCTGCAGTTAAAGAGGGTTCTTCTGGAACCATTGCCTTAAACATCGATGTACCTTCGAGTGGTACGTCTGTAACTGTTGATGGTGATCATTCAAGTGGAAGTATTTTATTTGGGTACCTGTATACCATGCAGGTTGATTTACCTAGGTTCTTTGTACAGAAAGTTGTAGGTGATAAAACCATTAACGAAGAACGTGGAAGCCTAGTTGTTCATCGCATTAAGCCTTCGTTTGGTCGTCTTGGTCAATACAACACAGTTCTAACTCGTACTGGTAAGACTGGTTACGTTGCTGAGTTCACATCATCTACATTTGATCAGTACAACATTGCTGATGTACAGGTAGAAGATGAGTTCATTGGCACCGTACCTGTGTATGAAAAGAATAATAACTTTAACTTATCAATTCAATCAACATCACCACTTCCCGCAACACTTATCTCTTTGACCTGGGAAGGTGATTATTCACCCAAATACTATAGAAATGTCTAAGTACATTTATCCACTAACTAAAGAGGTCGCTGTTCATGTGGCCTCTAATTTGCGCCCTGAGGACCGTAGAGAATGCACAGAGGGTCATGGTCATAATCCTCTGCTTGCTCTCCTTGGAGGCGCTTCTAGTGGTTACTCAGCAGCCTTCATGATGCCTAACGGTAAATGGGGTGCTGCTGGAGGAGTTGGTCCCGAGAACGGGATCTGGATGCTATGCACTCCTGAAATACACAACTATCCAAAGACCTTTGCACGTGAATGTAAACGTCTTATTGAAAGTAGACCAGAGAAGATGCTGTGGAATATTTGCGATAAACGCAATATAGTTCATCTAAAGCTTCTTCGATTTCTTGGATTTAAGTTTCTACGTGAAGTAACTTATGGTCCTAACAATTTAACCTTTATAGAATTTTGCCGTGTGCGAACCAGTAAGCTTGGGTCTAATGGCCGCCGGTCAGGCAGCTAGTGCCTTTGGTGGTCTTAAAGCTGCAGGAGATGAAAAAACTGCAGCAGTTAATAAATACAAAAGAGAGCTTGGAATACGACGTGTGAAATGGGACGGGCAACGTTCTTTGTACGGTACTCGTGTTGCAGAATACGAAACACAAGTTGCTGAAAATGTACTCAGTTCTAGTCGTGCTTATGCGGACGAACAGAGTCGCTTGAATGATGTATTCAGTGAGGCATCAGCGCAGGCGCAAGAGGCATTTGCACAATTATCTGAAAATCAAAAAGACTTTGGATCTGGTAAAACTGGTGATCGATTAGAGGCAAGGAACCTAGCTAAGTTTGGTAGGAATCAAGCTTTAACAGCATCTAATCTAATTCGTGCTCGTGAAAGTTATCAAAGTAATGTTGAAAATATACGAGAACGTTTGCGATCTACAAACCGTAATGCTTATTCTAAAGTCCAGTTTAAACCCCAACCTGGTTTCGCTCCTGTTAAACCTAATACCGATATGACTGCAGCTAATTTACAATTCCTAGGTGGTATTGCATCAGCAGCCTCTTCTGGAATTGGTGCATACAACAGCTTAAAAGCACCTGATGTTGGTTCGTTTGGAAGTTCATCACCTCAAGGTTTTTATAAACCAAATGTAGATTTCACTTCCTCAATTGACTTTGGCTCCTATGGAAATCTTCCGAGTTCTTTTAGTTTCACTAATCCATGACTTCATCTTTTAAATCATATAATCAAGGAGGTCAATTTCAACCATCTCAAGTTGATCTAGGTTCACAACAACAGGAACAAGTTAACCAACAAAACGTACAGGATTTAGAACGTAACTCTCAAGCTCAGTATGACCGGGATATTGAATCAGCTAGAGAAACTCAAAAAGCTGCAGAAGGTTTGGCTCAGTTTTCTACATCTCTTTCAGAAATATTGATTGAAAGGCAGAAGAAAGAAAATCAAAAGCAAATGTTGGAGGGTATGCGTGAGTACTGGTACAAAGGTGCTACACCAGAAGAAACTGAAGCATTTCGTGCTGACGAATCAAACCTTGCTGAAGCACGGGCTGCTGGCGATAAAGCTGCAGGTGACTTTGAAAATAGTGGTGGTGATGTATTCGTAGCTGAAGGTATCCGTAACTTGTCTGGTTGGAAAGCATATGGTTTTGCTAGGGCAATGCTGACTCAAGCTGGAGCTAGTTACGGTACGTACTACACCCAGAAGGGTCAAGAACTTGGCATGAATGAAACATCTGATCCTCGTGAACGTGCTGCTATTGAACAGCAGATTCGTGAGGAGTACATGATGCAGTATGCGGAGATGAATCCCATGCTGTTGCATGAACACTTGTTTCCGTCTATGCGGAAGTTTGAACAGGCTGATCAACTTGCTTATGCAGATAGGCAGGCAAAGCTGTTTCAAAAAAATAGAGAGGTTGCTAGAAAACAAGATCTATATGCAACCTTCGCTTCGTCAAGTCCTGAAGAAACCGCTAACAATATTCTTACTTGGGTTGATAATCACAAAGGTCAATTTGGTGGTGATACAAAGGTAACCTTCGCTTCTGCTGCAGATTTAATTCGCACAGGTCTTTCTGATGGTTCAATTGACCCTAGTGCTTTTCTGAATGCACTGGACTCCAATATCACTCGTCGTGATGGAACAGTATTATCACTTCGTGATTTCAGGTCTAATGATATTGCTACATTAGAACAAGCTGCTCGTTCTGCACTTAATACTAAGTTGGGTCGTGATATTGAATTTCAAAAGAACGAAGACCGTCTCGCTTATATCAAAGCTCGCAACGAATGGAATGCTAGCGATAGAACTGAAGAAGCGCTCCAAGCTATTAGAGCCAAATACCGTTTTAATGATCCTCAGTACCAATCAACGATTGGTTCGTGGGTTAGCAATGAAGACTATGATGATCAGTTAATTGTTAGCGATATTGAGCAGCGACTTAATGCTGGCCTCCCTGTACCACTAGATTTTGTTAATCGAATTAGTGACGCAACGATTCGCGGACAACAGATGGAAGCTGTTACTAATAATGATAAAGTATCACCACCTGAGTCTGTATTAGAAGAACATACAGCAGAAATTGAAGCAGCAGTAAAAGATGCTACTGGCATATTTGAGTATGACAGTTTGCAAAATCTTTATGCTCAACAAAATGCAGTTGCTTACTACCGTTCTCTTTACAAAAAATATAGAGACGAAGGTCGTAGTGTTAATGATGCTGCAGAGTTAGCAGCTTCGGAAACTATTAAACGTATTCCTGAGGAATTCAAAGTTAAAGACGGTGGGTTTTTCCAACGTCCTGAGTACAAACGGCAGACTAATAACCGCACTATGTACTTAGATCTCGATAAGCGGGCTCAAGACGGCAAGCTTGACTTCGATTCAAAGATCGAAGGTGTTGACGATCAAGTACGACAACTAAACGACGCATTAAAAGGTAAACGTGGCATCCCGGATTTCTGGCGTAGCCTTGCTGACGATCACGGTGTTGACGTCTATAAGCTTATTGACACTCAACTCCGGGCTTACGGATACGAGGGATTCAATGCGCCCAAAACATATTCAGACATCGAGCAGTATCCGCCTGCTTCACGGCGTCTGATTCAATTTCATAAAACTGACTCACGTGAATTAAGAGCTGCTTCTACTCAAGAAAATGCTCGTTGGTTCTTGGATTCAATTGCTTCCGTAGAGTCTCGTACATCTGGAGATTACAACGCATTTAATCTTAGTGGTACGAATGGCGGTCATACTGCTATTGGCAGTGGTGATAGCTCTACAGATCTAGATAAACCAATTACATCAATGACTATTGGTGAAATTAAACAACGTCATGCAGAAGGTGCTATCCATGCTGTAGGCCGTTATCAGTTTATTGCTCCAACATTTTTGGAGACAGCAAACCTAATTGGACTTGATGATAATCAAGTTTTTGACGAGAAGACGCAAGACCTGTTTGCTTTAACTAGAGCAGCAGTTCGTATTAGAGAAATGAACGGTGGTTCAGTAGCTGGCCTCTCTGCGGAGTGGATTGGGCTCAACAACCTGCCTGCCGGTCAAGTACAACAGATGGTTGCGTTTGGTAAGAACCTACCACCTTATAGACAATTACACATGTTACTCCCAGGCGTTGCTAAGGCAACACTGAAACCGAACTAACTATGGAAGAAATTACTAGCCCTGCTGAAAGTAGGCTGGTTGATAAATATGCTCAGTCCCTTGAAGAGGACAACAAATACAACGAATCACTAGAGCAACCTCCTGCACCCGTTGAACAACCTGAAGAGGTAGATAAGTTCAGTGACATAGGAGATGTTGCTCGTGAGATTGGTAGTGCTGTGGTCGGCGGTCTACAACAGACCGGTTCCGACCTTGTAACTCTTCCTGAGCGTGCTATCGACATGGCTCGCGGTGAAGATGTTGGTGGTGAGGAATATCGTCCTGACACTGACATCTTTGGCTCATTTGAAAACCCTATCGAAACTCGTACTTGGTGGGGTGGTGTCCTAAAGACACTTGTTAATTATGGAACACTCGCTTTTGTACCGGTGCCTGGTGCCCGTATTGGCAAGGTAGCTAGTGCTACTACAAAGCTCGGGTCAATCACACGTGGTGCTCTTGTGGGAGCAAAGGTTGACTTGATCGCCTCTGGATCACAAGAGGACAATGCATCAGCAGTTATTGCAGAGCACTTCCCACACCTGCGTACACCTTTGGCAACTAAGGATACTGACCACCCTGCCATGAAGACGTTGAAGAACGTCGTCGAAGGTATGGGTATTGGTGCTGTTGTTGATGGACTCTTTATTGGCCTTAAAGGTTTGAAGGGATCTGAAGCTGCTGCTAATCGTGTCAAAAGTATTGAAGAACAAACTGTTCAAAAAGGCATTGCTGAAGTAGCTGAATCACCTGCGGAGATGCGTGGTCATGCCAACAAACCTGTAGCTGACTTGCCACAAGGATCACCTACTTCCAATGCTTCTGCTGGTGATGTCAATAAACAACTTTCTCGTACTCGTAATGAACTTGGTGCAGAAGGTGGTTCTACTGACTCACTGACTCGACCGCTGGAACTCGACCGTATAGGTAAAGGAAATCCTGAGCTTGCTCCTAAGGAAGTCAAGCGGATCATGGAAGAGTTTTCCACTACTGACTATGTACAAAAAGAAGTAGCGAAAGCTAAGGAGATGGGTGTACCACTTCATGAGGTGTGGTCTGATTCAACTGCCTCAATGAAGGAAATGTTTGAAGGTCGTCTTCGTACTGATCTTACATCTCGTGAATGGGCTGATGATTTTTATAAGCAAGGTATTAAACGCAAAGTCAAGATTGAAGATGGTAGTCTTCAAGAAATTGAAATCATGGATCCAAACATGATTCCTGCTGCTGACCTGCTTAAAGGTTCGTTGCTAAAAGAGATTCGTGATTTAGGTGTTGCTGGTCGTGAACTTCAAGACCTTTATGACCTTGGTGATACCGATGGACCTGCCAAAGCACTGTTCGATAAGTTTGCATCTCTAGTAGCTATTACAAAACAGTCCCGCTTCTTCACTGGTTATGACCTCAACTCAATGAAGGGTATTGATGGTACTCCTAAAAAGGCTGACTTTCAAAAATCAGTTAACGAGGAAGTTCAAAAATCTATTGATGCGTTTCGGACTGCATTTCAAATGGCAGGTGAGAGTGGTGATAATGAGCTTTTTAAAGCGTATATGGAAACAGCTTCTATGCTTGAAGATGTTACCAATCTAAATGATTTGGATAATTTTTTCCGTAAGAAATTACGTGGTGGAGAGTTTAACGGTAAGAAGAAAACTGGTGAACTTGTTAGAGAACTAGAAGGAGTAATGATCCATAGCGTCTTGAGTGGCCCTAAAACTCCTGTCAGAGCAATCATGGGTACAGCCTCTGCTGCATATCTTCGGCCTATGGCTACTGCTCTTGGAGCAACCATGACCGGTGATGTCGTTACACGTAAAGCATCGTTAGCCGCACTTAACGGTATGGTGCAAATGATTCCTGAGGCTTTTACT